TGTATTTATAAAACAAAAAAAGGGAATCTTGCGATTCCCTTTTGAATTGTCACTCTTTTTGGTGACTTTACTATATTTTTACATATAGTTTTAAACCATCACATTAGGTTTTTAACTGCGAACAGTCTATAGTACACGTTAGATTGTGCATCTAGACGTCCGTTACCTGCTGTTAGGCCTTCTGCAAATGGGTTTGCAACCATGCCGTAACGAGTCTTGAAACCAATTTTTGGTTGGAATGTGAACTGGTCAACTGCACGAACCATTTGTAGAGGAACGTATGGGCAGTAGAATAGACCAGCGTCATAAGGAGAAGAACCCTTATAACCAACAGTAACCAATTCTTGGTTAGATGTGTAACCGCCATAATATGGATCGATGTACACTTTGATACGACCGTGCAACATACCAGCAAATGTATTGCCTGTATCGTCAACTTGTAGGTCAGCTTGTAGAGATGGAGTGTAAGACAACACACCAGCCATAGCCATAGCAGAAGCAACGTCTGAAGAAACGATCAGAACGTTACCTTTACCTCTACGAGTTTGTTTTGCAATAACGTTAGCATCACGTTCGATTTGGAAAATCAAACCTTTGAAACGTTCAACAGACCAACGACCGTTAGAGTCTGTATCCAAGTCGAAGTAACCAGCGGTAGTAGTACCGTACTGAGCACCGATCTTAGCAGTTGTATAAACTGTACGGATAACTTCTCGGTTGATTTCAGCAAGAATTTCTGTAGACAGAATGTTAGACAATTCTGTTTCAGCGTCAAGACCGTGGATTGCCTTCAAGTCTTGTGCTAGTTCTAGAGAATACTCAGCTTTCAATGCACGGCTAGAAGCAGTAACAGTAACTTTCTCGATAGAGAATGCCATTTGTTGGAACACTGCATTAGAATCAGAACCCAAGAATTCAGCGATGCTTGTAGGCATTGCAGTACCGGTTGTGATTGTGTTAGCGTTAGCAGCTGGAGTTGCATAGTTGGTGTTAGTGTTAACGTCACTTACGCCACCGGAATCACCACGATATGCTTGTTGACCACCGTAAGCACCAGAAGCACCGTAGTTGTTATAAGAAGTATTACCAGAGAAAATGGTATTAGCTTCGTTATAGAATGCTTCAGAACCGTTTTGTGCACTGTAACGAGCACGCATTGCGAAGATAAGGCCTGTAGGACCAGTCATTGGCTGAACGCCAGCGATGTCATAAGCGATCAAGTTAGGCAATGAACGGCGAACCAAACTAATCAAGATTGGGTCGAAGTTGCTGATACCAGAACCAGTAACGTTTGTTGGACCACCGTCAGTGGTTTCGTTCAACATACGGCGGTCTTGTGCCATAGCTTGTGATTGGTTTTCCAATACCAAAGCAGTTACGCTTCTTTTGTATGGATCTTTAATGGCTTCTAGTTCTGGATGCTCCAAAACTGGTGCCCATTTCTTTTGTAGTTCTTCTGTCATGAACATGTGAATGTCTCCTATTTTTGTGAAACTGTTATGTATTTATAATTTACATTCTTTTATTAAGAATGCCAACGACTTGTTCCATCAAAGGATCAACAGACTTGGTAGTTTGTTTCTCTTCTTCAATGTGGACTTCATCATCTAAAGCAGAATTGTCTGCAATTTTTACGTCAGCTTTTGTGAAATATGATTCCACTAGAGTTGACAACTTTGCCGCAAATTCTTCTTCAGTAGTAAATTCCACACCCTCTGCGAGTGATTTTAATTTTTCTACTTGAGTTTGCGATAGGCCTTCACACACTGCGTAGATTGCCTCAACTTTTTTGTGTTCGTTCAATTCTTTAGACAACTCAACACCGCGGTTGATTTGTTCGTTTAGTTGTGATTCCAAATCGGAAACTTTTTCTGCCATTTCGGCAACAACGTCAACTTTGTCTTCAGGAATATCAATGTAGTGTTCGATGAATAGATTGCGTAGACCACCGATGAAGTCTTCAGCGATTTCTGCCTTTAGACCGGTAGTAACTGCCAATTCGTTCTCTTTCATCCACTCTTCTGCCATGTAGTTTAGATAGTCATCAACTTTGGATGCCAAATCTTCTTTAACTTGCTCAACAGCAGAATCAAATTGCTCAACCAACTGAGATTCAACTTCTTCAGCGATTGCTTGTACACGAGCAGCAACAGCAGCTTCAAAGATTGTAGTTGCTTTAGCTGCAAATTCTTCTGATAGGTTTTCGCCTGCCAACAATGCACGAACGTCATCAGACATGTCCAATGATTCCATGTTAACATGTTGTGCTTGGTTACCTGCGGTATGTGTACCATCAAAATGTTGGAATGTAGCACCCTTGTTCATACCAAATGTGTTTGCTGGCAACTTGCCTGCAATACGGTCACGGATTTGGTCGATGTGGTTAGCTGTATGTGTTGTTGGGTGCATAATGTCTTTACGACCCATGGTTTCTTGTGGTTGCCCTTGTGGTTTAGAAGCACCAACACCTGCTTTTTCTGCACCAACTGGTGGTGTTGCGCCTGGAGGAGTTGCACTTGGAGTACCTTTTAGGTAATCAGGCAATTCTTCATCGTTAACTTCTGGTGAGTGACCAACAACGCCAGCATCTTTTTCGCCGTAAGCAACTGATGCTTGTAGTTTATCGTCACCAACTACACCACCTTTGTGGTGATCTTGACCACGTTGGCCACGCTTTGCAGCAATGTTTGCGTCAAAGGTTTCTTTAGAACCTTCACCCAAAATTGCTTTAGCGGCTTCTGACAGATTGAATCTTTTTGACATTTAAAAATCTCCTTGATTTTATTTGAATATTTATAGGTTATAGTTTTTTCATGAAGTTTTCAAATATGCGAAGACTTACTGCTTCGATGTCCGCACTTGATGCAGATTTGATTTCTCTAATCGCCTGTGCGTGTTCTACTTCAGTCCAAACACCATTTACCAACATCCATTCTTTTCCTTCCATGATGCCCTGCACGAATGCTCCAGGCGCAGAAGGGTCTGCTACAATATCCGCCGCTGTGGCTAGATAAAAGTCGGGTTGAACAACGTTAACGCCGTTAACATTTTTCAATGATCCCATACCTCTTGAAGAAACTCCTAGTTGTGCACCACCTTCAATCAATTGGCGGGCAATTTGTCCCATTGGAGTTTCTAGAATTTTTGCTTTACCGATCCATTGTGTTCCGTCTTCACGTAGACCAACGATCATGTGTGATACACGGTCAAGATTGATTGTTGGAGAATCAGGATGACCTAATTCACCAAACGCACGATGCTTGTTGATGTATTCTTCTGTGTAACGATGAACTTCTTTTTTCATCGTGTTGAATTCGTATAGGCGACCATTCTTGTTTTTCTTTTCAGCAACTAAGAATGGACCCTCGATGAACAGTTCTTTTTTACCATCTGCACCCTCGGTCAGATAGTTGACTGTTTCATTAATCTCTTTGATTAATTTCATGGAGTTACTCCGTATGGTTTATAGTTGAATGCAGCAGGATCGTTGAACTGGCCACGTTGATACATTGCATTATCTTTACGTAACTCAATGAATAGTGTATATGCACAGTTTGCTACAAGACCAAATGTCTGAACACCAATATCACCTGTTTTACCTGGCGCATTGTTGTATATAGAAACCATACCTTGGTCTTCAGAATATTGTCCACACAAATCCATGTTCATGATTGGTGTGTTGTTACCTGTAGAACTGTACCAAAACAATTCAACATAACCTTTTTGTTGTGATGCTACGTTGTAACCAATTCTAGAAATTGACAGACCGTAATAAGAAAGTGGTGTGTTACTTACACTCAATGCTGTGTAAAGTGGAACACCGTTAGCATCTAGTGCACCATAAAGTGTGTTGGCCTGAATTCTAAAACCATTTGCCTCTTGTCCGCTACCATCAAAATTTGCAGTTAGTTTTATAACTGTCTTTTGGGTGGTATCTTTTAAAATTTCGGATGTATAAATGTTTGCCATGTTTAATCCTAAACTTACGGTGTAACGCCGTAAGGTTTGTAGTTGAATGCTGCTGGGTCGTTGAATTGACCACGTTGGTACATAGCATTGTTTTTACGCAAAGAAACAATCAATGTGTAAGAGCAGTTTGCAGCTGCACCTTGTGTATAAACACCAATATCTCCGTTTCCTACGTTAGCAGAAACAATATAACCGTTAGCTAAAGCGCCAGAATTGTTTGTGATAGAAGGCAACTGTTCGCCTAAACCAAATTCACCTGACGAATTTAAGTGGAAAATTGATGCTGAATTGGCATATTGTGCTGCTGCTGTTGCGCCTGCGCCGTTCCAAAAGATTTCAACAGAACCTTGAGAGTTCGCACTTGTACTTGTAAACGGCATATTAACATAGTATTTTAAGCCAGTTAATTGCAAATCATAGTAAGATAAGGGAGTATTTGCAGAACCGCCTTGAGTATTTGCAACAAGATAACCATTGGTTGCCAAAGCATTCGAAAGTGAATTAGCTTGAATGCGTGTATTGTTTATTTCCTGACCGGAACCATCAAACACACCTGTTAATTTAATAACGGCGTCTGTTTGTGTATCTCTCAATACTTGATAAGTAAATTTATTGGACATGGTTATCTATTCTTAAAATATTATATATTTATGACTCTTTATTCGTGGTCACCATGTTTTGGTTTTTCTTCTTCTTTTTTCATGTGCCATTTTTCTTCTTCTTTTTTCAATGGCTTTTTAGTTTCTTCTTGGTTCAACAAACCTTGAGCAATCTCATGTTTCTTTGCTTCAATGTGTGCTGTAACTCTGTCGTGAATTGCTGCGTACATTTGTGCTCTAAAATTAACAGCATCATCTTGCGCTGCATAGTCGATTAATTCTCTTGCGTTCATAACTGTCTCCTTAAATTATTTGTTTAATTAAACTTAAAGTTGGTTTGTAACTTTCGTCCACTTTTGCTGGATTCTTTTCCTTACTTTGGTTCAACTTCATGTCTAGTTTATTTTGGTGAACCGCAGAATCTTTATCTAGGCTATCCTGATGTTCATTTTGGTCCATTTGGATTTGTGACAACATTTGTTGTTGTGCAACATCATTTGTAACACCAACTGGCAAACCAATACCTGCTTCTTTTTCTTCTTCAATCTCACCTTGCATAATCTTGATTTCATCATCGTTCAAGCGCAATACGTTACGTTGAATCCATGCTTGTGAGAAGTAACGACCAGTATAAGGATCAACAGATGCCAACAATTGCAATCTTTGTGTCATTAGTTCTGCTTCTTTAAGTTCAGTAAAGTTATTGTCTTTAATGAAATTATAGTGTACATGTTCTTTAAATTGTTCCCATTCGTCAGCAGTACAGATGCCTTTAAGTACCAATTGAACTCTTAGTGCTTGATGGAACAAGTCAGAAAACTTGTTACGCATACGTGCAACAAACTTAGCAAACTTCAACTCATCACGAGTAATTTCACCCACACGACCTAAAGAGAACCCAGATTGATTAGGATCGAGTCTGGACACAGGAACGTTTAATGATTTATACAGTTTCTTCTCAAAGTATTTAACGTCTTCCAACTCGCCTAGGTTCTGTCCACCTGGTAGTGTAGTAATCTCAGTACCTTTGCCGCCTTCTCTACGTGGTAACCAGAAGTCTTCCATCATAGACAGGAACTTACGGTCATCACGGACTTCACCTGTGTTGGCATCATACACCAACTTGTTCTTATACTTGACCATAATGTCACGTAGGTATTGTTCTGCCTTCAATTTAGGCAAGTTACCAACGTCAATATAGAAAATTCTACGTTCTGGTGCACGAGAGATACGATAGATAACTGTTGCATCTTCAATCATACGCAACTGGTTCAAAGGCTTAATTGCTTTGTGGAGGTAAGATAGTACAACCGCACGGCGACTGTCCATAAGTCCAGACACCACAGAAACAACAGAGTCGGTAGTAATTCTGGTACCAACTGGTCCATAATTAGTTGAAGAACCTGTAGTGACCTTATCATTGTATATGTAATATTCATTGACAACATTCATTACCTCTACGCCGGTGCGTTCGTCTTTTTGTTTTTTGATTTCACGAATCTTACGCATCTTACGTGGGTCAACGTAACGCAACTCTTTAATACCTGCTGCTGGGTTTTCTTTGTCTACAATGATGTGGTAATATAATTTACCATCAATATAATATCTACGGAAAATATCTTGTGCCATGTTGGTGTAATTCAACATACGCAAAATCTGGTGAAACTCTGCCTTAATTGCTTTTTTAATCTTATCTGGAACTTCTAAATCGTCCAGAATAATTTGAATGTTCTTGCCATCATCGTCTTGGCAGATAGCTTCGTTAACTATGTCATCAATGGCAGACTCAATTTCTGGTTGCATTGCCATTTCACGATAACGGGATATAAGTTCTACTTCATTCTTTGCGGTACCGTCTAGGTCAACATATGTTCCATAATATGCAGCTGAAGTAATCGTTAACGCACCATCATCGCTCGGTGGTGGACTGAACGATTGTTGCGTTGCTTTGTTTTCTTCTTCCTCTTGGCGAGAAATCGTAAAACCAAATAGACTAAACTTTTGTGCCATGTTTTTCCTGGTTACATTTCAAATAAATCATAAAAGAGAGGGTCTAAGCCCTCTCTTATGTATCCAACAAGAATTAACTTGTTGTGTTGCTTGTCCAGTATTGATATGCGAAGGTTACAGTAAATTCTTCAATCGAATCGTTTGTCCCCCAATCCAAATCAATAGGTGATAAGTCAACTGGGAACATACCAACAAAACCGTAAGACTTGATGATGCCGTTAGTACCTGCTGTTGCAGTTTTGCTGTACTGGTTAACTGTTGCATTGATAGCATATGGTTGACCACCAGAACCACCACCAGTAACGTTTGCAGGTAATCTTACGTTACCTGCATTACTGTTGATTGTGTTCATCCATGCTTCAATGGAGTTACGAACGCTGAAGTTTTCATCGTTAATAACTGTTACTGTCCAGTCTGCAAATGTTCTGTTGCCTGCAAACTTTGTTTCACGACCAAAGTAGTACAATGGAACTGTACCAATTGTTGAACCTGGCAACTGAGCCGCTTTACACAAGAATGAGAAAGGTTGGCCAGATTGACCAACACCACCTGGTAAACCAGTCATTTGAACCTGGAACAAATTTGGACGTGCGCCGTCATTTTGCAACGCACTTGTAAATTCGCTAATTTGAAAAGCCATTTTATTCTCCTATTTGTTCTTATTTATTACGCTGTGGTAGTAGTTACTGTAGAGAAACTAACACCTGTACCAACTGCAACAAAGTTCAACTGGATAAAGTTGATAGAACGAGCAGGTTGAATGTAGATATCACCAACAAACTGGTTGTTATTAACAACTGATGGAGTATTGTTAGTTGAATCACATACAACTTGAAACGACTGGATACCACGTTGTGCTTGAACTGATGTCAAAAATGGAGTTACAAGAGCAATAAATTGTGCTTGTGTAAACGCATCATTGAATTCAAACAATGAGTATTTTGCCGCAGTAGAGATTGCCTGTTCTAGGACAATAAACAATCTACGAACGTTGATTCTGTCAAATGCAGAAGGTTGTGTTTGTAGAGTCTTGTCGCCAAACAGAACTGTTCCGTTACCTGGTAGAGAAACAACTGGGTTAACCGCAGCCTGATACAATGCGTCACGAGCTGCTTGGATTGGATTCCATGCCAACTTGATAACGTTCTTGATAACACCACGATTCAAACCAGCAGGAGACCACCATGGATTGTTTTGAGAGTCTGTGTATACACATAGACCAGCAATATCACCATTCAATGGAACCCAACGATATGTGTTGTTGTAACGGTCGAACAAGTATTTCCAACCAGAATCTGCAAAACCGTAAGAACCTTGAGTACCACCGGTTACTGAAGATAGGTTGCCAACCCAAGACAATACGATAGCTTGTTCACCACCTTGGTTGTTAACAACTGCACTTTGTGGTGGAGAAACGAATGCAACACAGTCTTTACGTGTAGCAGCAATGTTGATAGCGTTCAACTGAACAACAGAACTTGTGAAAGGACCAGTCATCAACAATGAGATTGCCACTTGAGAAGGATCAGCAAAACTTGCTTGAGCAGTTGTTACATCTCCGTCCAACAACGCAGCATCTGTACCGCCAGACATTGCAACTGTTTGTACAGAGTTCAATGTTTGGAAAGAAACGTTTGCGGTTGGTTTACCCCATGCGCCAGAACCAGTTGAAGTTGTGGAATAAGAAACTGGATCAACAGCATAGATGAACTTAGAGTTATTGAAAATTGCTTGTTTGTAGTAGTTGGATTGACCGTTTGCGTCAACACCATCTGATGCCTTAGACAAATAAGAGAAAGTTTCTAGAACAGTACCTTTTTGACCAGTAAACAAACCGCCTGCGTCAATAACTGCAACGTGGATTTGGTCGTTTGCTGCACCAACTGTGTTTGCCTTGTATGATGTTCCTGGTAGACCAGAGAAATAACCACCGATTGCAACTGTAGTTGAAGTGCCTGAAGCGTTTGGAATTGTGTATGTCCAACCAGTGTTCATTGCGTTGGTGTTAGCAAAACCAGAACCTGCATCAATAACAGAAACAACCAAAGAGTTACCCAAAGCACCTGGATAACGTGCCATAAAAGGACCGTAGGTGTTTGCAGCACCTGCTGTCAAGTATGTGTATTGGAATTTGTCTTCGTTTTGAACTTGTGTAACGTTAGATGTGTTAGAACTTGCGTTATATGTGCCATTGTTTGCTGCACGAACGATTTGCAAGTTATTACCATAAGCCAAGAAAGATGCCGCAGTAAAGAACGAAGCATAAGTGTTGCTATCTGGAGCACCAAAAGTATTAACAAGTATTTTTTCTGATGCGATTGCAGTAAGTTTGTTTACTGGACCCCATGTAAAGTTACCTGCATATGCACCGGCTGTAGTCAAAACTGAAGGTACAACTGTTGTTAAGTTGGTTTCGGTAGTAATTACGCCTGGAGATAATTGAGCGATTTGAGCCATTTTTTTCTTCTCCTTAATTATTCTGTTTTTGGTAGTTTATACCATTTGAATATTTATGAAACGTTATTTTTATAGATTTCTCATCATGTCTCGAATGAAAGTACCATATGTGTCGCCTCCTGACGTTGAATCCCATAAATCTCCATCCATCAACTCAAGTCCATGATTTAAACCATCTTCAATGATTGGTTCTGGTAGAGTTTCATCATCAATTTGATTCATATGTTCCACTTGGAACTGTTTACGAATGTCGTGACTGACGATTTCTTTGAAGTATTTCTGTGTTGTTGCCCATGCAAATGTTACCAAACACATTACCAAATCATCATTTGAACCTTCTTCCGCAGCAAAACTGTTCTTATCTTGTACAAATGTGGTCAATTCTGAGATGACATCAAAGTCATTAATGACCATCTTGTCACCCTCAACCAACATCTTCAAGTTAGAGCAACCTATACGTTTCACTTGTGGTGACATTTTTAAACCTAACTGTACACCTCTTGCAAAACCGGCAGACAGTTGTTGTGGTTTCTTGTTGCCTGTAAACACCTTCCATAAGTTTTCATACTCTAGTTCACTATGTAGAATATCTGCAACCTGTGGTGTGTTATTAATTTCAACCAACACATATGCATCATTGAACAACCTTGCAGTATTGTAGATTACGGTTGGGAACAATACAGGATGAATTGACGAACTATGGTATGTTGCAACCATTTTATATGGCATTGCTGAGATATCCATGACCACAAATGCCGATGAATCCATGTTCTTGCCCTCTGAAACGTCAACACAGATGGCATATAGGTGGTCTGTTTTGTGTGTTTCACCATCTTCTTTGATGGGCATTTCATATACATTGACCTTATCATGTTTAGCAATAGGATCCATATAGGCCATTTGTGCAAGTTTTTGGCCAGAGATAAGTGTGTTTGTAGAACCTAAGAATTCACACTCAAACTCTTGTCTGAATTGTTCTTCTGAGGTGTTGCGAATTGTTTCTTCTTTCCATGCCTCATCACGACCTGGTACCATAGACCAGTGAATCTCAAATGACTGATAATCACTTTTCTTACCAATTGCATCCATCCACATCTTGTAAAATAGATTCATACCGTTTGGTGTAGACACAATAATAATCTTGGTCGTTTTACCTGATGAAATTACAGGGTAAACAGAGTTAAAGAATTCATGTGCAATGTTTGGTGGAACGAAAGCAAACTCGTCCAAGAATACACAGTTAAAAGAACCACCTCGAATGGCCGCAGAAGATGTGGAGTCTGCACGAATCTTAGAACCATTTTCTAGTTCCACGTTACCTTTGTTCCAGATTACAACACCCTGTTGCAACCACATTGGTAAGTTTTCATATGCCAACTGGTACTTGGCCAGAATATCACGTGCGAGAGAACCCTTGTTGGCCAGGACGGCCACGTTTTGTGTGTCGTTGAACAGTGTCAACCACAAAAGATACGCCACGGAGGTGGTGGTTTTACCAACCTGGCGAGGACATTTGGTGATGGCAAAACGATTCTTGTGGAACAGACGAATCATGTCCTTCTGAAAGTCCCACATCTCAAATGGCATCAAACCACGGTCAACGTTAACAATCTTAATGTAGTGTTCTGCAAAATAAACCGGATCCTTTGCACACCTTACATACTCTTGAGCTTGTTCTTGTGTGTACTTTACTTGTACACCAACTTTTTTGAGTAACGGATTGTCACGGTAACTGTCTTTATTATCACTCATTGTTACCTTTTAATAACTTATTGAATTCTGCGGTTGTGCCCACAAATATGGCTTTATCGATTGTTGTGCTACCTGATGCTGCCTGTTTCTTGTCCATAGTTCGCATTTGTTTTTGAACTGCTAGAAGTTCTTTGTTGGCATCTACCACGTTCTTTAGTAGAGTGCCATACACTTCAAATGCTCTTGGGTGTTGACCATCTTTTGCAATCTGTAGTATCTCAGACATTGCATCTTTGCCTTGTTCAATCAGGTCTTGTAAGTTTTCTTTGGTCTGTTCATATGCATCAACCAAATCTTCTTCAAGGTTTTCTTCCGATACAGCAATCGGCAATTGTTGTTTTTTTACAACAGGCACTGGTGGTGTTGGAGTGGAAGAAACATTAAATATTTCTTCCATATTCTTTTCAAAGTTAGCCATTGTTATATTCAG